GCAATTCACAGTCGTTAGGAATGCCTTTGTTAATAGCATGAAAGACACACCTGATGCTCCAATATTTACTTAACGCTAATCTCTCTCCTTAGACGCATTTATCGCCAATGTATACACGGATTAATGATAGTAGTCGTGAATCCACATGGTAATGTTTGCATATTATCATATATAAAACAAGCTTTCGGCATTAAGATGTCATTTCGTACCTTAAGTTTACAATCAATGGAATCGCTAGCATCACAAAATCTAGCCCCTTTTACTCTACTATTTCTTGCGCAAATGGGAATAGAAAATAGCCAAAATCTGCGTGGCAAGATCATACATTTAGTTTGAGTTATATCTAAGTCTGATAACAATTGCAGAGTAGTATCACATGATAACAACATTGATCTTTCCATAATTTGATGCAACATGGATCTGCTTACGCAAGTCAATATATTGTCTAATGTTATATAAATCGTAGGATTGAGCATGCTATACCTTATAATTTTACACCGCGAGTTTAACGTACTTTTGAAGAAGCAATTATCTCTTTGGGATAATAGTGCAGAAACAACATTACTATATACAGAATGACCAATAGTTGCAATTACATCAAGTATGTCTACGTTAAAATTAGTTGGTCCGTGTGCTGAAACAAAACATAAAGTATCGGTCATCTCATACACGAATTTAGTTAAGACAGCTTCGTCTAGATGATTTAGATAAGAAGGGACGACAATAGCATAAGTTTTCAAATCATCATCAATTCCTACATAACAACTTATTGTAGTATGACCAATAGGATCGCCGCTACCAGTGCCAAGTGCAATAATATGACACGTCTCAATCAAGTATTCTAATTTCATGTTCGGCAGAGTTAAGCGTCTTGGAATGCTTTCACTGTTAGAAATGTATACAACGTGATGTTTCATATCTCTATTATATAATACCTCCGTCGCATCTGGGAATTGTTTCCTAATATAACCATTTCTCACCTTAAGTACTGGATTGTCAGCTTCTAATTTAACATCCAATCCCATTTTAACATCACGCATATAATCATGATACGCTACTAAACTCAAAGGAATCTTTTCATTACTTCCTTCAGCATAACGGCTATCAACTTCCATATCATCGCATAGTGTAGTTATTTCAAGTGTTCGTGGTACGTATTGAAGAGCGTATACGACATTCTGTTCGAAATTCTCAGCTTTATAGTCATAAACATTACGAACGATAATTTCTAGTTTCTTAGCATTAGATGAACCCTGATTATGAGGAGCTGACATAGCACATTCACCTGACATTAAACTGATTAGATTATCTACATTAATAAGAACATTATATAGGATACCGTTACTGTGCACATACATATGATATTCATTATGGTGGAATACTTTAACGCTAGTGCCTATCATGTTATCACGGTCAAGAATAAATACGTTCATCCCTTTATCAAAGCTAACCGATAAGACGTATTCACATAAATCTCTTAAATCGGAACGTGTCTCGTAGAAATAAAAAGTAGAGAAAGAATGCTCATAGTTAGACACAACTTCGTTAGTCCTATTATTAAACACATCTTCGATCACTTCATAATAACTCTTTCCCTCAGAGCGTAGTCTGTGAATGTATGGTTTACAGATTTTCATCTTTACGTCTTTGTTGCCTGTCTAAGCGCTCCCTCAGTCTTCTAGCTAATTGAGTCTTCCGCCGCACGGAGGTGATACTTTGGTTTGGCTCTTGACTTCGCGTTTCTATACTGTGTAGTTCACATAGACAATTTTCGGGTTCTTCCGTATTACATTTGGGTTTCGTGGGTCGTAAGGATATAGGTTCGTGCATCAAGCATTTTGGTTTTGACTGTTTTTTAA